TTCAGTCGTCTTTCAATTCCCTCTCGGGATTTCGTTGCACCTGATTTTGTGTATTTCAGTATCTTATAAATCTCAAATTCTTTGGTTTTTGGTCTTGGTTTCACCCTAACACTCTCGTCCATTCTTTGTGTGGGTGTACCAGGACTTTCAGCCTCAAACTTGAAAAAATCAACAACGCCAGTCTTAGCATCGGATAATAAATCAAATAGTGCTTCTGTCAATCCTTTTGGTTCATTTGGTATTCCTCTCAATTCTCTCATAGCATTTTCAAGCAATTGGGTTGGCGTCAGATCTTCATTAACTTCATTGTTCAATCCTTCTTTAATTCTCCGACACGTTTCACGGTGTTCTGCATATTTCAATCTAAGGAAAGCAACCATATCAGTGTAATTCATTCTAATTCCAACTCGTCCAGCATGTGGCGCACAAGGTAATAATTCAAAGTCCAACCATTCGATATTCTTGATCTGTTCATCAGTCATTTCACTCAATTTTAGTGTATTATCACGTAAATATTGGGCAAATTCAGGCTTAATGTGCAGTTGAATAACATGGTGTCTTCTTCTATACAATGTATGTCTATCATAGTTTGTCACAGTTGAATAAGGTTTGTTATTAATTGAAACAACACCAAGGGGTTCACAACGAGTTCCTTTAATTCCAACAGCAATGTCATCGACACTTGCCAAAGGAGGTTTAAAAACTTTCGTTGATACAATCTCAAGGTATTCCTTCGCATGACGGGATTGATCCTCATGATCTCCAATCAAAAATTCATCAAACAGAATTATCTTCTGATTAATAAATCCAGACCAGAACTCATCATTAATCGGTCGCGTATAAACATCTCTTTCTTCGGTCATAAACAAATCACGCATGAATTTTGAAACAAATAGAGTTTTTCCATATCCGGCAGGAGCCGCAATATGTAGCGAAAATGGGTAATCACGGTAGGATTTCTCCAAATCGTAATTCTCCAACATCGCCAATATCTCCATCATATTCACTAAAATTCTCACAAACACATTTGCAGTTGTAGGGGTCTTAATCTTCGATCTCAATCCCTGAGCTTCGGTTATCAATTCAGTCAGCCATTGTCGGTATTCTTTTGATACAAGCACCTTCGGGATCTTTTTAAGTCGTATCACCGAATTTGCTCTAATCATCCATTCTTCAATCATCAATCGTTCTTTATCTTCTGCGGTTCCAAATTTCGTTTTCAAAGCAGATTGTAAAGCAAGTGGTAACATCAAAAACAGAGATCCCATCAACATCGATCCAGCAATTCCACCAGCAACTAAGCTTGTGAATTCACGGCATCTTTTAGATATTGATGTAAAATCAGTAAATGATAAACCAAGAACTAAACAAATAAGTGTGATGAAACCAGCAATCGGGTCAGATGGGGCCTCAGCCTCGCTATCTCCGTCATCTTCATCATCAGATTTCTTGTCAGATTTTGGTTTAAACCACTTAATCAATGTGTCAATTATTCTTGAAGCAATATTCATCGTAAAAAGCCCTAAAAGCTGAATTATAATAGATAATGCAACAACAGTAACAACAACAATCAAGCCGCCATACATAGTCATATTTTCAGTAATAAAGGTCACAGGGTCAATTATTTTAACAATAATCCTTCGAATCATTTTAAAAACTTTATCCAAAATTTTTCCAATTGTCTCGGAAATAACATTGAATGCAAATTTCATTGATTCGACGATCTTTTCAAAAATTCTTGATACCATATCCTTCACAGATTTCGCAGCAGTTCCAGTTGCACCTTTCACAGCATCAATGATTCGTTGTACGAAATCACCAATTGATTGTGCTTCAAAGTCCAAACCAGTCAAAGTCGATTTTTGTCCAAAATCGTGTGTCATACCATAATGTCCTCTCAGTTCATAAACCAAAGTCAAGAATCTATCACGGGAAATCATTGGGTCACATACAAGTCGTTTGTCCATAGTCGTAAGACTAATAACAGTAACGAAATGCTTGTGATAATGTTCTCCTGCTTCAAATCCATCACGTTGAGTAAATTGTCGCAATCGCAGTTCATAACAAATTGCCAATAAATCATTCAAAGTTTCTTCATCAAAATAGTACTTATCACGCTCGAATTTTAATCCGCACATGCATGCACATTTAATGTAGTCACGTTGTTGATGTTTACAAAAGCGTGGGGAAACGATGTATCGGACTAATCCTGATTTCATCGCCTTCTCATACTCTCGTGTTTCAGCATAAGTCATTTCTTCATCATCATCACTTGAATCATCATTTTCATCTAAAATATTTCGTCCAGATGAATTTTCAAAATTCAAGTTATCATAAGAACAGCTAGCATTACCGGCATGTTCTTCATCAGATTCAATTGGTGTATTTGTTGGAGCTAGAACTTTATAAATTCCATCTTCATCAAAATTAACCTTTGAACCATCTCTCTCAGGCAAGTCAACAGGTGTTGTAAGACTTCTCACTTCTTCATAATAGTCTTCTCCAGTCTCAGCATCAGGAAAATTAACTTCTCTCCAATACTCAGGCTTTCTAACCTTCACTTCATCTTCTCCATTCTTCTCTCTCTCATGCTCATTTTGGGGCCGGGCTACGGCTTCGTTCAATTCTTCATTGATTTGAGACATAATTGGTCAGATTATGTGGTTTATAGGTTTCCCTCGGGACTAGCCAGCGAGCGGGAATAATCTATATCTTC